TGAATAGCCTCATTTCGATGCCTCCTTGATCGCCATCTCGGCCTGCATCTGCCGGATGGCGGGAAGTTTCCCCCGCTTGCGCCAGTAGTAGATAGACTGGCGAGTCACGCCGAGGGCCTTCGCCATGCGTGTGGGGCCGCCGAATTTTTCGATCATCGTCTCGATGTGCATGCCTGACTCCTTTACAGCCGGATGCTGACGGGCCATGATTCAGGTGTCAAGTTTTTTTACACATAGGAGGAACCGATGGTCGGCAAACTATCCGATGACAAAATTATGTCTGGCTCGCGCATCCCGGTCCTGTATTGCTGGGAGCATGGCGACGGGCACCCCTACTCAACGCCTAATGACGAACTGCGCCGCTCTATCGCCGCCAAGCATGGCGAGTTCGAGCGCGGCGGCATCGGGGAGCCTGGTGAGGTCGGTAACCTTTTGGAACCGGCTCTAGTGCGGTCGGTCGCTGATATTACCGGCATTCCTTGCCCAGACACGAATCCACCTTTGATGGAACACCCAAACGGATTGTTTCAGACGAGCCTCGACGGCTTGTCTGTTTGCGATGAGCCGGTGACGGTGTTCGCCAGCGACTTGGTTGAAATCGACGGCGGCGAGCCGTCTATCACGCTGACCGGTCCTGTCCCGATCGAGTGCAAGGTGACTTCCGACTACCGCCGCGACGAGATCCCGCTGTTCCGAGGCCCGATTCAGCTCCAGGCGCAAATGATGGCGGCCGGGGCCGACTTCGGAATCATCATCACGCTTTACCGAGGCATCGAGCGCCAAGTCAAAATCGAGCGGGTGACGCCCGCCAAGGATGCTCGTTCAGTCCGGCTCAAATCATTGCAGATCAGGCGGTTTTAGGGCATTCTGGAGGGGAGTTCATTGATTCCTCCTCCTCCTTGGCCGCCTTCTGGCGGCTTTTTTTTGACCACTCGAAATCTGCCGGATCGAACTTGTTGTTCTTGGCGCTGTTCTCAACGCGGGTCAGGATTTGCATGTTCCACGGGACATGCAATCCGCAAACCAGATCGCTGCTGATCGGAATGATATGGTCTACCACCATGTCATGCCCTTCGTGGCGGAGCCGCTTGGCTTTTTCGTATATTTGGTCGATCCGGTCTTGAATGTCTATCTGGTCGCGCCAGACCATCCCCTTGCGAAGTGCGGACCGGTACTGACGGCTTGCTGCGCGTCTCGTCCGGGAGAAGTTAGGGTTTGCCTGTTGGCGAAGGGTTACAATTTCTTTTCTTTTTTCGTAGGATTTTTTCGCAGCCTGTCTTTTCCGCGCCTTCCGCTTTTCATCGTATTTCTTCTGAAGTGCTCGACGTCTTTCTCTTTGATCTGGCGTTGCGAGACGCTTGCCGATGGCGTCGCAAATTACGCAAGCGCGATTGGCCGTAAATCTTGGCGAGAAATGTCCGTATTTGCAGGGCCTGCCAGTGTAGTAGTAGATCGCAGAATGCGCCCTGGCATCCTGGATACTGGAGATCATGACAGGTCGATTTCGTCATTACGCATGGCCGTCGCCAGCCGCTTGGCCCGCTGGCCGACCTGCTCGGACCACCGGCTGTCGAGCATCTCCTCAGCCGCTTTATCGAAATCACCCGATTGCGCCGCCGACAGCATGTTTTTGAACTTTGTGAGGCCGAATGTGCCCAGGTTAAATGCCATATCGACCAGAATGCGCCGACGGACCTCGGAAAGATCTCTCCACCAGGGGATGCTTGCATCCAGTTCCTCAATGATGCGCACCAGGTCGTTCTGGAGCATGAAGGTCGCTTCGGCCTTGGTGATTCCATTATCTTCCAGGTTGCGGCCGATTCCGATAGTCAGCTTTCCCACTGTGTCATAGTACGGTTTGAGCCTGACCCCCTCATGGAGCTCTAGCTGCTTGGTCATTTCCTTCATATTGATCGCCATCAATCACCCCGCTTGTTTCTGAGCGCCATCAGCTTGTCGGCGGATTTAAGGCCAAAGCTCGCGCTCACGCCAATGAACAGAAGGTACTGATACCACTCGGGCAATGACGACAATGTTTCAAAGCCTGAGCGGACACGCTCGATTATCTGAGAATCGTCCACCGCAATCCCGTACCCGATGAAGATTACCGGCAGGGTCAGGATGATAATCAGGTATTCGTCCTTCCAAGATCGGCCGCTGGCCTCTGCCATCCTGGCCTCCCAGTCCGCATCGGTCTTGATGCGCTGGATACGGGCCTCCTGAATGGCCTTTTTCTCCTCAATCTTGCCCTTTATCCACCCGCCAGCGAGATCGGCGATCGGCTTGATGAGTGCCTGCCACATGGTCACGGCTCCTTTATAAGCAACGCCGAGACGTAGGCGGCCACTGGACCGGAGGTGTTTTCCGCTCGCGCCTCGATGCAAAAGTCTTTTTTCTCAGGGACCAGGAATGGAATGTCCAGGTTGAAGTCCAGCGAGGTTGATGTAACGGACTCCCAGAATCTCAAAGTCAGATTGTGAGCCGCAGGGTCGTGTAACGCGGCGCGGAATCGGAATGTCTTGTCTCCGTTCATGGTGCCGTCCAACAGAACCTTTTTGATAAAAAGAGAGCGTCCGGCCGGGACGGAATAAACGATCGCCTGGTGTACTCCATCGCCTGCTTTGATAATCGCCATCACGTCACTGCCGCTCGATATTGTAATATCGCCGACGTTCTCGCCACTGGCGATCCGGGCGTCGTTTACGCGCAGAAACTCTTGGCTTGTAGTCACCTGTGTTTGGCCGGTGAGCGTGACGGTTTCAGTGATTTGGTTGTAATCGCTATCTAGGCCCGTGATGAGAATGTCCATTGTGTCGCCAGAATCATCGGACACTACTCCGAGCGTCTGGGCCGTCTCCGGGAATGGGTAGACGCCGCCGTCATCGAAAATGGTCTCAAACGACGTCCCGACTGCGTTGTTGATTCCGAAAAGGTGGACAGTCTCGCAATCAGGTCGAAGGCCGCGAGCGACGTCAAAAAAAGCGTCTCGGCTGGATGTGGTTTTTAGGTCGCGAATTGCCATGGCGATTCCTTATTTGTCGGCCTTCGAGTCGATTTTCATCTCGATATGATCGAGCTTGTCGAAAAGTCGCTCCATCGACCGATCAAACTCGTCGCGCTTGACGTACTCACCAGCGACCAGTACCTCGATGCGGCTCACCTTGTCTGAAAGCTCTCTATCGTCTTTATGTAGCTTCTGAATAGAATCCCACATCACGCGCATAAACCAGCCAGCCAGAAGCATGACCCCGCCGATGGCAGCGTTGAATAGCGTCTGGAAATCCATTTCAAAGGACCTCTTCCTTCCATGCCTGGGCTTCTTCGTCCCAGTAGTAATCGCCATTTGGCTGCGCGACAGGAGGAACCCATCCTTCTCCTTCGACCCATGACCAGCTCGGATACGGCTGCGGGCGCTGCTGCTGCGACCAGGTGCCGTAGACGACGCCATCCTCGGCTGACCAGTCAGCCCCGTAATTCCATTGATACCCTGGCTCCGGAGTCTCGGCAGGCTTCTCAGTGCCAACGATTTTATGCCACCCCATGCGCTTCAATTCGGCGCGATTAAATGATCTGAGATTGATCGGCAAGCCGACCAGGGTGACTTCGCCATTTTCGACCTTTGCCATTGTCATGCGACTGCCCTCGCTTTTGTCAGATTTCGCATGGTGACCACCCCATGCCGTGATGCCTCTATCGCCCATTGTTTCCGCAAACGATAAGCGTTGCAATGCCGGGCGAGCGCCATATATGACGTCAGCGTTTCGCCTTTGTGACGATTGTGCGATAGCTGTTTCATCTCTCGACTGCCCTTTTGTGCTGTCCGCCGCCTGAGATAAGTCCGGCGCGGCTTTATGAATCGCCCGCAGAAGTCGAAGCCGTCCGCCACTGGCCCGAATCGGGTTTTGCCTGGGTGGAGCTCCAGGCCCAGTCTGCCAAGCTCGCAAACGATCTGCCTGTAAGCATTCCGTAAATTGTCGATATCTGTGTCCATCATAACAATATCGTCGACGTATCTCCCGTAATGACGGGCGAACCCAGAATTGACCATTCGCCGATCCATTGCGCTGAGGTAAACATTTGCGCCGAACTGGCTGGTGAGGTTCCCGATCGGCAAACCTTTCCCAGGCCTCGCATTCCATAGGCTTTTATGGCCTGGGATAAGTTTTAACAAGTTCGCGTTGCCGGGGGAATGTGCGTTCTCTGTAACGTCGACGTTTACCACCTCGTTGACTAGGTGGCGAACCCAATCCTCACGGCAGGCCGGGAGAAGAAGTCGATGAAGATGCTGACGGTCGATGGACGGAAAAAAGTTTCTGATATCGACCTGAAGAACATAGGCCGGCTGGCTCCAGCCTCGGGTGACCTTGCGTGCGGCCCGCTCGGCCCAGTTCGCAGCGCCACCCGTGCCTCGACCCTCAATGCAGGCAAAGGTCGTCGCAATCCATCCTGGCTCGAATCGAGGGCGGAGTCGGTTGTAGACCAAATGATGAACAACGCGATCGGCAAACTTGCTGGCCCACACCTCACGCGGCTTTGGATTCATCACCACGAAACACATGTGACCATCAGGCCTCCAGGTGCATTCTTTCACCCGGCGGTAGATATCAATGATGCTCTGGGAGAAGTTTGTCTCGAACTCGATGGCTGTCCATGCGCTGCGCTTTTGGCGTCGGCAGCATTGATAGGCATGGATGACTTCTTCGACACTAAGATCATCTGTCAGCGACACCATGACGGCCTCCGGACAGGACGCACCGAGTTGTTGGTGTTGTCCTTGGTATTGGCATTCTGGATGCCCTCATTGCCAGAATTTGTGAAGTTCTGGTTCCAGGCACGGCCATCGCCGTTTCTATTCACGCATCCATCGGATGTGACTCGATGGTAGCTGGCTTTTGCCCTATCGCTCATGGCGGAAACGGCACGCGGTCGTCTTGCATCTTTACGGTCATCGCGTAGATGTATCCGCTTTCGATGCAGGCGACGCCGACAGATGATCGGTGGTTTGCTTCGCCCATCCATGTAGTTGGCGGCGCAGATTGTCTATGTGCTCCATC